GTCTACTTTATCCACGTCTACATTTCTTCTATACTGTCTAGTAATCTTAACCATATTATCCTTAATATCGCTCCATTGTAGCCCTAAAACTTCTCCAAGCCTTAGACCTGTGTAAAATGTAAAGTAAATTAAGCAGTCAACAATATCTCTTTTGTCTAAAGTTTTAAGAACCATTTCCTGTTCTTGCTTAGAGAACACATTTATATTTTCTTTTTTAGTTATTTTCTGTAATGTTATTCCAGGACAAAAATCTTTCATCATAATTCCTTGTATAATAGCGAATTTTATACATGAATGGATTTGGATATAAGTCTTTTTAATTGTATTAGCTGTGAAATCTTTTTGCAACTCATTAAAATATTGCTGCAAGTCCTTTAAAGTTATCTGATTAGCCTTTTTCCTAGCGATAGAGTAATTCATTAATCTTAATCTATAACTTGCTTCATATTCATAAAAAGTATTAGGGCTAACTTCTATCTTTTTGAAATTAAAGATCCAGTCTTTAAAAAGTTCTCCAAAGCTGATATCAGAATTAGATAAAGAATTAGTTTTAGCTTGGTATTTAGCAGTATTCATTTTATCGAGTACCACAGACTTTTTATAACTACCAAAACTTTTTCTGATTTGCTTACCATTACTATCCCAACCAACAGTAATATTAGCCTTATAATAAGTTTTTCCGTTTCTTATAACTGTAGAGATAGTACCTTCTCCATTGGCTTTTCTACCTGCCATACAAAATCACACTCCTTTCAAATTGCATAATAAAATTGAGTGTGATATAATCTAAATTGATAAGATGTAGAAGAGTACCACACTCTTGAGCCTTTTAGTTGTTGGTAGCAACTGAGAGGCTTTTTTGTTATTTCTTAATCATTTAAAACTTTATCAAACATTGTTAAATCTCCTAATTATTTTTCTATTAATTCTACATCTGTTACCTGATTCAATTCGCCTTTTGGGTATTCATACACTTTAATTATTGCTTTTTTATTTTTAAAATATTCTCCATAAGATTCTAAATTGTCACATACTCCAGTATACTCATATTCAATTTCATTGAAACCATAATTTCCATATACATTGTTATATTTAAATTGCCCCGTATGTTCAAAATGAAACTCATTTAATGAAATCGTAAGAGAATGTTTTCCAAAAAATTTGGTAGGAGTATATTTGTAATTATTAATGTATTTTTCTATAAATGAAAAAGTAGGATATTTTTTTAGGGACCACATCGAAAATCTAAAATATTCAGCTTTAGCTTCATTTTCTACCCATGTAGGATAAATCATACTATTTAAATCTATGTTTAAAAATCCAAATCTAGCATCGATATAATCTCTACTTAGCGTATATTCCTCACAGAAATAAGTTTTAATCTTTTCTATATCTTTATTTTGCTCTATAATGTAATTTATAATATAAGCATTTAAGAATATATTTCTTCCAATTACAGTAGCTTCAATTTCCAGATATTTTTTTTCGGTATCTACAGAACTTTTACATAAACTATCTCCATAAAGAATAGGATGACTTGCGATAATATGTCCTGCTTCATGGTGGAAATTATAATTAGTTCTAGTTTTTACCTGTCCTTCGAAATAAAGGATAAAAAATTTTCCATATTTATATGAGCTATAAGCATCAGCTGATAATTCAGGATAATCAAAAACCCCATAAGGAATCAGCTCCCAGCCCATAGCCTTAAATAATTTTTCAGGTTTCCTCCAATAACGTTTTACATCTAAATTTTCTAAGAACTCAGATGCCAATCTGTATGCATCAGGATATTTAAACAATTAAGTCCCTCCTTATCTCTTTTTTGACAAATAAAAATCAATTAAATCGTTCACTGCTTTTACTTCAGAATCATCTAATGCTCCCATTTTTCTAGCTGCAACATTAGGAACATTTTTAATTTCACCAGTATATAAGTACTCAATAGTTGTATTTAAAACACCTGCTACTCGTGCAACCTTATCTATTGAGGGATAAGCAGTCCCCCATCTTCTAATAGATCCATTTCCTAAATCGGCTCTTCTTTCAACTTCTGCTATACTTATTCCTTTTTCTTGGCAAAGTTTTTGGATAATTTCTAGCATATTCATTCTTAAACCTCCTATTTTTAAGCGATTTAAGCATACTAAAAAAAATATTTTTTTTCTCTTGACATTTAGAATGTATTCTAATATAATTAGAGTGTAAGCTAAAAAGTATGCTTAAATTTTAAAACATATTTAATGTTCGGCAAAGCATTTTTTATATGTTGTTTTTATTATGCTTATACATTAGCATAAATTCTATGAAAAGTCAAATAAATTCTAAGAATATTTTATAAAAAAGGAGGGTGTGATGACAAGATTAGATTTTGAAATGGAAGTTAAAAAAGTTTTAAGAGAAAAAGGGATGACTCAAGTTGAACTAGCTAGAATGCTAGGAATAAAGCCTGCCTATTGCTCTGATATTATTAGAGGCAACAGAAATGGCGGAGAAACTAAAAAGAAAATGTTGAAGTTTCTTGGGATTAAAGAAGCATAAAGAAAGGAGTGATTGAATGAGTGACTATATAGTAAAAGTTGAAAATGTAAATGGAATATTAGTAACAACAAGTAATAGAGTATCTGAAGAATTAGGAGTTAGACACGATCATCTTTTAGATAAAATAGATGACTATGTTTCAAAATTTAACTCACCCGAACTTTCGGGGCAGTTCTATATCCCACATAATTACAAGGATAGAAGCGGTAAAAGTAATAGAAACTATCTTATAACTAAAAAAGGAGTAGCTCAATTAGTAGGAGGGTATTCAGCAGCAGTAGAGAAAGCATTTCAATTGAATGTAGATTATATAAATGAATTTGAAAAAATGGAAAACTTTATAAAAGAAAACTTAGTGAAAAGAGCTGATATTAACGATATAGATGAAACTAAAAAGAAAAACCTAGAGATAAGGGAAAGGTACTCTAAAGTAAAACTAGCAGAAACTTTAAAGAGCTTAATTCCTTATTCTAATAGTGAAATGTACAAAGAAATATTAGTATCTGAAACAGCTAAAATTTTAACTGGAAAAGAATTATTACCACCTTTGAGAGTACAAGAAAAAACATTAACTGCAACAGAAATTGCAGATATATTTGATATAACTCCAAATATGGTAGGAAAAATAGCAAATGCTAATAATTTAAAGACAGAAGAATTTGGCTATTGGGTGCATGAAAAAGCTGCTCATTGCAATAAAGAAGTACCTAATTTTAGATATTTTGCAAAAGTAATAGAAGAATTTAAAAAGTATGTGAAAAAACCAAAAGGGAAAAAATAAAAAGGAGAGGTTGAATGGAAAATATAAACTTAACTTATACTTATGAAGAATTGAACAAAGAAAAATCATTTTTACTTTTATCTAATTTTATATGTGAAATAGTAACGCAAAAAGCAGATAAATATATTATTAAAGAAGATGAAAGAATTTTATCAGTGGGTGAAGTTCAAAATTTATTTATCGATAGATTAGCTGCAAAAGATGATGAAGAATATGACAAGTTAATATCTGAAATTATGGATAAAATTTTATTTTAAACAATCAATGGAGGGACTAATATGGATAAGTTAAAAGTTGAGAAGATAAAAAGATTTATTAAAAGAGTAAAGGATTTAGATCTTGATTACAGAATAGCTTGTGAAGGGCATGAAACAGATGATACTTTAACGGCTAAAGATTTATCTGAAATAGATTATCTGAATGTCTTTATTTCTGAAAATGTAGTGGTTAATGTTAATTTTAAATCTGACATAGATATTTGTTTTTGCCACGATTTCCCAATTCTATTTGGAAGAGCTTTTGTATCTCTTGATTTTAAAGATTTAGAAGAAGCCTACAAAGCTGCTAAAAGAATAAAAGTAATAGCTAAAGATATTTTTTAAAGGAGAGTAATTATGTTAAGTAAAAAAGTTTTAGGTAAATACTGGTCAAAACCTGAATTAAGAGGACTGAGCTTAAAAAGAGCATTAGCTATTATTCAAATTTTAGAGTTATGGGAGGGAGAAAATGATTGAATACAAAGAAGCATCAGTAAAAGACATACTTAAATATAAAGTGAAATGGTTAATCAATACACTTTATAAATTATATGGAAAGTACATTGAATTATACGATTTTGAAGATTTATTTTAAATAAGGAGGCAAAAAAATGAGTTTTGAAGTTATTACAGTTGGGGTTTTTAAAGGGGCTAGTTATGTTATCACTCACACAGATAACGGATTTTCTAGTTGGTATTGCGGATATGTAGAAGTACCAAAAGATCACATTTACTTTGAGCAACACTATGACGATATCAACGATATTGAGTGCCACGGTGGATTAACTTATAGCGGATATAAATTCAAAGATGGGGCTTACTATATTGGGTTTGATACAAACCATTTCGATAATGAACCAGCAAATAACTTAACATTCGTAGAAAATGAGTGTCTGAACATAATAGAACAACTAATTAAACTAAACAATTGAAAGGTGGAATTATGGAAGAAAAAATGATGTTGACAATGCCAGAAACTGCTAAATTAACTGGCATAGGATTACAAAAACTAAAACAAATAGCAAGAGAATACTCAGATTTCCCTTACATAAAAATAGGGGTTAAACACTTAGTAATCAAAGAAAAACTCCCTGATTGGTTTATGAAGCATAAGGGAGAAGAGCTATGAAAAAGTTAATAAAAGAAAAACATCTGTAGTAAGTGACCAAACAAATACAGATGTCTCAAGAAAAAATATTTAGGTAACATATTTCAGCTAAATTATACATTAAATCATATGAAAAAACAAGGGAGAAAAATATGATAACAATAAATTTACTTGTATATGTGCAAAATGAGTTAAAAAACAATGGTAGATGTTATGCAGACATAAAAGAAGTATTCATATCTGGGAAATATGATATTGGCCCTGAAAAGTTCTATAAGTTTGCAGCAGTAACAAACTATGATCCTACTGCAGAGATATTGGATACAGGCTTATATATAAAAGGAGACGATTTTATTATTGATGTGAGATTGGGTAGAGGGTATATTTCACTTTTAAATTTCATAGACTTGAGAGTACCAAAGAAAAAAAAGGACATACCTAATTTCTTTTCTCATAGATATGGGGGAGTATGTAGGTGATTAAGTGTGGGAATAAAAGTTAATCAATTTTATGATAATGTAGACTGCCCTCGTGAGTTTGTTTGTGCTCATTGTGGAGTTCATGTCTATGTTACAGATATAAAAGATAAAAGAGTTAAGTATTGTTCAGCAGTATGTGAAAAGCAATTTTGGAGAGATAAGAGTAAAGCAGATGCTGCTTATAAAAAGAGAAGTAGAGAAAAAGTAATAGGCATGAGAAATTATAGTGCTAAAGATATGGCTATTAAACTCTATAAAGAGAAAAAAGAAGCTGAAGAAATGGACTGGAAGGAAAGAAAAGATGGAAATCTCAATAAATAATATAGTAAAGAAGATTCAAAGTACAGATCAGAAATACAACTATGATGAAATCTTTTTTGACTGGATAAAATCTATGTTCTATGCGTATGCTAATACTTGCAATACAGAGGGTTATGAAGATAGAGAAGATAAATTTAAAAGGTTAGAAGAGAAGCATGGAGAGAAAACTATGCAAATGTTTTATGAATGTCACGCCGAGCTAGTAATGCTTTTTGAAGAAAAAGGAATTGATGATTACTTAGGAAAAATACATCATCAACTTGGTGTGCATAATAAGATGAAAGGGCAATTTTTTACACCTTTTCACTTAGCTAAAATGATGGCTGAGACTCAAGTTTCTGATGTAATAAAGAAATTAGAAGAAGGCAGAATAAAAATAACTGATTCTGCATGTGGATCAGCTTGTTTATTATTAGGAATGCTAGCAGTGCTAAAAGAAAAAGGAATTAACTATCAGAAAAATGTACTAGTCGTTTGCAATGATTTAGATGAGAATGCAATACAAATGGCATACATACAACTAACTCTTGCTGGAGCTACTGCTAAATGTGAGAACAAAAACGCATTAACTGGAGAGACATTTGGTAGCTGGTTTACTTTTAATAATTTACTGTTTTAGAAAGGAATAGATATGGAAGAAAATTTAATAACAGAATTTAAATATGAATTACTAAAGAGCTTTTCTGACGATGAAGCTTTTAAAATAGAAAGCATTTTAAGAAGTGTTTTACATAAGAATGAAAATGCTTTAGTAGTAAGCGATGGACAAGGAAATTTAGAATTAATTAAACAATTTGTGATACAAAAAAAAGTACAAAATTTAAGTGATAGAACTATAAAATATTATGTTTTAACTCTCGAAGTTTTTAATACTTTTTTAAGAAATAAACCTTTTCAAACAGTTACCTCTAATGATGTTATAAGCTTTTTAGGCTCAAAAATGTACAAAGATAAAGTTACTTCTACGACAGCGAATAATTTAAGAAGAAATTTAAGTTCATTTTTTACTTTTTTGCAAGAATTCGACTTTATTCTCAAAAATCCAATGGCTCGGGTAAAAAAAATAAATGAAGTTAGAGAAAAGAAAAAAGCGTTTTCTGCAACAGAATTGGCAAAATTAAGAAAAGTTTTCACTAATAAAAGAGATAGAGCTATCTTTGAACTTTTGTTACACAGTGGAATAAGGGTTGGTGGTCTGTGTGGTCTAAAATTTGATGATATAAACTTCTCTGATAAAACTATAACAGTCTTTGAAAAAGGAAGAAAATACAGAACTGTTTATTTTAATGAAGAAGCTGAATTCTACTTAAAAGAATACTTAGAAGAAAGAGAAAAGTTAGATACTAACGATAAGCATATTTTTGTATCTCTTTTAAAGCCTTACAAAAAATTACAAATTAGTGGAGTTGAAATAATGATTAGACAGGCTGGTAGAGAAGCTGGAGTTAATAATGTTCACCCACACAGATTTAGAAGAACTTTTGCCACGACAGCATGGAAAAAAGGAATGTCTATTATAGACATAAAAAATCTTTTAGGACATGCAAAATTAGATACAACACAAATTTATTTAGATGAAACAGAAGGATTAACGAAAGCTGCTTATAACAAAGTATTTTGATAGGAGGATATTATGAAAAATACACTAACAGACTTAAATAATTATCTTTTCGCTCAAATGGAAAGATTAAATGAAGAAGAGCTAGAAGGAGAAAACTTAGAAAATGAAATGAAAAGGACAAAAGCAATGGTAAGTGTTGCTTCTGCGATAGTTGGAAATGCTCATTTAGCATTACAAGCTATAAAGGCAAAGGATACTATGCAAGGAGCAGATGTTAAACTCCCTGAAATGCTGGAGGGGTAATTTATGAAGTACACAGCTGAAATGATTGCCTTTCTAAAAAGTTTTAAAGGTGAAAAAACTTTAAAAGAATTAGCTACTCTTTTAAAAGAAAAATATGGTATTGAGACTATAAACATTAACTACTTCAGTAAATGCTTAAGAAAGGTAAATGTAGACTACAAATACGAAAAATGTAATGCAGGTTGTTTTAAAAGAGGTTTTTCTGCATGGAACAAAGGGGTTAAGACAGGTGTAAAACCTAGAAAATATGATAAAAATGGAGATGTTATTTGGTTAGAAAAGCCAATTGGAAGTGAGAGAGTTGATAAAAAAGGATATACTCTCGTGAAAACAAAAGTTCCAAACACTTGGGAGTACAAGCAAAGAGTTGTTTGGAAAGAAATTCACGGAGAAATTCCAGATAAACATATAATCATATTTGCGGATGGAGACAAATCTAATTTCGATATAAATAATTTAATCTGTGTATCAAGAAATGAATTAAGGCAGCTTAATTTACACAAACTAAAAAAAGATGATGCTGAACTCACAAAAACAGGATTAAATATAGCGAAGATTATGATTAAATTGGCTGAGTTAAAGAAGGAGAAGAAATGAATATAAATGATTACAATTCTAAAAATATGGGGAAGCAAGTTCTAGTTTTGGGAAAAGACGATATAAAAGTTTTAAATCATTTTGCAAGTATTGCTAAAAGTGGAGAGCTTAAAGGTTTGATAGTTTGTGGTAAATATGCAGGGTTTACTGATACTTATAGACTTGCAACAGTTAAAGACACCCATGAGGAATTATCTGGAACTTATGCCCCTCTGATATTTCCCATTTTAGAAGAACTAAAAAAGGCTAACTCGATAGCTGTACTTAAAGATGGAAAAATCGCAGTTCAAGTAGAAATGGAAGTTACTGAATACGAGCCTATGAAAGATATAAAAGTCCCTAATATATCAAAGGTGGTTGAAGACTTAGAGTATGAGAGTTATTCTGAAGCATTTCCATCAATTAATTTTGCTGAAAATGTAGTTTGGAAGATGTTAAAAACTCCAGCTGGACAAGAGCGTTACAAAAAATACTTTAAGTTTGAAAATGGAAAAGTAATAGTCAAAGCTTATCCAAATGAAGATTCTAACTTAGTTTTGGAAATACTAGAGCTAGAGAAAGATAGAACAAGTTTAATAACTGATCTAGATTGCAAATACTTAGACTTATGGTTTAAATGGACTAAAAATAGTAAGTTTGATTTAGCAATAGGAAAAAATAGTAATTGTGCTGTTAAGTTTAGTAAGGACAAAGTTGACTATATCGTTATGCCTTTAACGATGATGGAATAAGGAGAGGAGCTAGAGAGTATGTTTACATTACCAAAGAAAAAAGAAATAAGAGTAAGTGGAAGACTTACTGAGGTAGTAAGAGTTAGATATTCAACTCTTGAGTATATTGATGAAATGGTTGAAGAAAGTGGTTTATCAAGACAAGAAATAATAGATAGAGCAATTAGATACGCTTATGATGATTTAGAATGGGAGGAAGAATAATGAAATTATATGAAATAACAAGTGAAATGAGAGCTTTAGATGAATTGTTTTTAAGTTGTATAGATGAAGAAACTGGAGAAGTTAAAGATGATGGTGTAATTGATATTTTAGAGCAAGAACTTCAAATACAATTACAAACAAAAGGTGCAGGTATAATTAAATCTTTCAAAAACTCTGAAGCAATGTTAAATGGAGTTGATGAAGAAATAAAAAGACTTCAAGCTTTAAAAAAATCTATTTCTAATCAAATAAATAGTAGAAAAGAATACATAGTTAGAAATATGGAAATGATGGGAATTACTAAAATAGAAACTGAACTTGGAAATTTAAGTTTAAGAAAATCAAAATCAGTAAATATCTATGATGAAAGTTTAATAGATAAAAAGTTTATTGAGGTAGAAACAAAAGAAAAAATCTCAAAAACTGAAATTAAGAAAGCTATTGAAGCTGGAGAAAATGTGCAAGGTGCAAATATAGTAGAAAAGAATAGTTTAAATATAAAGTAAGGAGGATAAATGAATAAGATAATTTTTATAGATACAGAAACAGGTGGAGTTAATCCAGAGAAAGCTGCACTAATACAACTTTCAGGAATAATAAGAATTGATAAAAAAGATGTAGAAAAATTTAATTTTTTCATAAAACCTTTTGAAAATTCAGAAGTAAATGAAAAAGCTTTGGAAGTTCAGGGAAGAACATTAGAGGAATTAAAAACAGATAAATATGTTGAAGAAAAAGAAGTTTATAAACAATTTGTAAATCTTCTTGATAAATATATAGATAAATATGATAAATCAGACAAATTTATTGTTGCTGGATACAACGTAAGGTTTGATGTTGACATGTTGAAAGCATTTTTTCAAAGACATGGAAATAATTTCTTATTTAGCTATTTAGATTCTTCTATGTTAGATCCTTTGTACTCAATTAGATTATTACAGATAGCTGAGATTTTACCAATTTTAGAAAATAATAAACTTGAAACTTGGTGTAAACATTTTGGAATTGAGTTAAAAGCTCATGATAGTTTAGAAGACATAGAAGCAACAAAGAAACTTATAGGAAAATTAATTTCATTAATTAGGAAGTGATAAATATGGCAAATATGATAATGATTCTTGGAGAAAGTGGAACAGGAAAATCTACAAGTATTGAAAACTTAAATGAAAAAGAAACTTTTATTATTCAAGCTGTCGATAAACCTTTACCTTTCAAAGGATTTAAAAAAAGATATTCTTTAAGAAGCAAAGAAAATCCAAAAGGAAATAGATTTATAAGTGATAGACCTGAAATAATTATGAAAATTCTAAGCACTTTGGATAAGGAAAAAGAAATAAAAAATATTATTATAGATGATTCTCAATACATAATGGCTAATGAATTTATGAGAAGAGCAAAAGAAAAAGGTTATGAGAAGTTTACTGAGATAGGGCAAAATTTCTATAACTTAGTTGATAAAGCTAATTCTATGAGAGAAGACATAAATGTAATCTTTTTACAACATATAGAAGTTACAGATGATGGAAGAAAAAAAGCAAAGACTATAGGTAAATTGATAGATGATAAGGTAGGTTTAGAAGGTAGATTCACTATAGTTTTAGCAACAGAAATTGAAGATGGAGTTTATTATTTTAGAACTCAAAATAATGGTAATGATACTTGTAAAAGCCCTAAAGGAATGTTTGATGAATTAAGAATTCCGAATGACTTAAATTATGTAATACAAAAATCAAATGAATATTTTAATTAATGATAGGAGGAAATGAATATGATAAATTTATGGACAGAAAATGAGGAAGATTTAAGAGAAGAAACTAAAGAAAAGAGTGGAGTAGTTGATAAAAGTGGAGTGTATAACTGTACTATTGAGGAAGCATTAATAATAAGTGGTAAAAACGGTTCTCAATCTAAAGGACTTAAATTAGTTTTAAAAACTGATGAAGAACAATACTTTTATCCAGTAGAGTTTTTTATAAAAGCCGATGGAACTGAAAATGAATATGCTAGAAAAAAATTAAATAAATTAACTTATTTATGTAAATTAAAAAATCAGGATCTGGTTCCAGTAGAAAGTCCAAACAAAGTTTTTATTCCTGCACTTGTAGATAAAAAAATTGGTGTGATAGTAGAAGTTAGTTTAAATGGAGAGTATTTAAGATATAACATAATAGGATATTATGATATTAAAAGTAAGAAAACTGCTGATGAAATTCAAAATAAAAAGAATCCTGAGATTTATGAAAGATTTAGAAAGAAATTTGAAAGTGCAGCTCCTATTGAGAAACCAAGCAATAATCATACTGAAGAAAAAACAGAAGAAAAGAATGAGGAATTACCTGAAGAATTCCCGTTTTAATGGAGGGGAATCAAAATGAAAATAAAGCATTATGGAGATGAGGTAAGACTGGATTACTGTCCAGTCTGCCAAAAAGTTAAAAAAGATAATCCTTGTTTTTCTGTAAATGTAAATAGTGGAAAATATATGTGCCACTCAACTGGAAAAAGTGGACATATAAGTGAATTTCCAGAGATACAAAAAGAGTTAAATATTAGTGGAATAGAAGAAAAAACAGAAGAAAAGAGAATTTATGATTTTTCTTCTTTAATAAATAACTCAAAAAAATTAAATAAAAAATGGCTTGAATATCTAAAAAGTAGAGGTATAGAAAACGAAAATAATATCAATAAACTTTATAGAATGGGTACTCATGAAAGTATGATGATACCTGTTACTAATGGAGAGACAGTGGTTGGTATTAAATACAGAAGTTTAGATAAAAAGCTATGGAGTGAGAAAGGTAGTTGCTTAGACTATCTTTTAAATTGGCAAAATATAACAGATTTTGATTATTTAGTCATTGTTGAAGGTGAAATAGATTTACTTAGTGCTTTAGAAGCTGGAGTAGAAAACACTGTTTCATTGCCTTCTGGAGCTACAAATATTAAATGTATCAAAATGCAAAAAAATTGGCTTAGTAAATTTCAAAAAATTATTATTGCAACAGATGATGATGAAGCGGGAGTAGAAGCAAGAAAAAGAATAGTTCATGAATTAAGAGATTTATTAATTCCACTTTATAAGACTTATTTCTATAAAAAAAAAGATGTAAATGAAGTTCTAGTGAAAAATGGAAAAGATAAGGTATATAAATATCTATTAGAATCATGTAGTCAAATAAAAACAGGATTTAGAAATTTCAAAATTGATGATGGTGGATACAACTATTATGGTGGAGAAGAAACTGTTAGAGTTAGTAATTTCTTAGTTGAGGTAGAAGCTTTTTCTGAAAATTTTTTAATAGGTAAAGCTATAAATAATGGAAGAGAGAGAAAGTTTAAGGCTAGAATATCTGATCTTTTATCTATAAAAGGGATAGCTGAAGCTATGGGAGTGTATTTAGCTAGTCCTTCAACTATTCCAAAATTTATAGATTGGTTAAAGGAAGAAAATCAGGAAAAGTATATTGAAGAAATAGAATACTATGGAATAAGAAATGGTAAATACTATGATGAAGATTCAGATGTTGTTTGTGATAAAAGAGATTTAAAAATTACAAAAATTTCTGAAATAGGAGCCTTGACAACAGAAGATAAAGAATGGCTTGAAAAAAATTTAATTCATATGAGAAGTGATGTAAATCAATCTTTATTAGGAATCTGCTGGGCATTAGGTAGATTTCATACTCAAGGAACTTATCCTATCTTAGAAGTTTCTGGGACAACGAGCATAGGGAAAACTGAATACGTTGAGTTTATTTCAAGAATTTTATTTGGTGGAAGGGAAAATATAAAAAGTTTATCCACTCTATCTAATCATCAAATAAGAAGCTTTAGTAGCTGCTCAAATATTACACCTTGGGCTATAGACGAAGTTAAGATAACAGGTAAATTTCAACTAGAAAAAATGAACGATTTGTACTCAACAATTAGATCTGTTTATGATAACAAAATTATAAATCAAGGAAACACAACAAATAAGTTAGCAGAGTTTCATTTATGTACTCCATTGATTATCTCAGGAGAAACGAAATTAAGTGATGTAAGTATTCAAAATAGAATGATAAGTACAAGTCTTACGAAGAAGAACAAAGGGGATTTTGAAATTTATAAAAAACTTAAAAATACTGACATTTTAGAAAAACTTGGTAAAACTGCTTTAATGGATAGACTTGAAAATGGAGTTATAGTTACTGATAGTACAATTTTAGATAAAGTAAAAGATGAAAGGCAACTATATAACCTAAATTGTTTGTTAAAAGGTTTAAAAGCCCTCTCAAGAGTTTTAAAGATAGATATGAAAATTATAAGCAATTTTGTAAGTTTTTTAAATACAGATTTTTCAAAAGAGTATACAACTACTGATAATTTTATTGAACTCTTAAAATTAGTTGAAGATGCAGGGATAGAAAATTTAGAAAGTTTTTATGTATCAACTCCTAACGAACATTGGGCTAGATTTCAACTTCTTTATACAGCTATTGATGAGCAGAAAAGAAAAACGAATTCTACTCTTGAATTGCTAGATATGAAAACTTTAAGAAAGCAACTTATAGAGGAAGAATTTATAATCTCAAACAGCGAAGTTAAGAAGATTAAAGATGGTTTTACAAGAGAAGCAAAAACATATAAAATAGCTAAATTTAAAATAATAAAGTGATTAAGGTTACTGTTTTTATTTAATAATACCAAAGTAAAACGAAAAAGGTTACTGCTGGTTACTGTAAAGGTTACCCTTGAACTTGCGATAAAATGGAGAGTGTTACCGAGTTACCGCAAAAATCAACATAGGACAGATAAATATTTAGGTATATATATCAAATTTAATTATATACCTAAAATAATATAGAAAAAATGAAAAAATACGGTAACTCGGTAACCTTTCCCATAAAATGCGAGGTTGAACGGTAACCAAAACAGTAACCTAAGGGTAACTTTATCAAAAAACTAACTCAACAATTGAATTTATCTTAATTAGAACGGTAACCTAAATCATATATATAAAGAAATTATACTAATATAGTGTATATTAAATAAAGTATTGGTATAGAAAGGAAAATTATGCAAATAATAGAGTTTTGGTATATGTGTTTATCTGCAAATTCTTCTCAAGAATTACTAAATTTAGTAAAAAAACATAAATGGCATTTTGAACACTTAAAACCACAAGCACAGGAGTATTTAAGGAATTTATATAAGATTTATAGAAAAAATGAAGAAGCTTTATATAAATAAAAACGGAGTAAAAATATGGGAAAAAAAATAGATGTCAATGAAATAGTAGATAAAAGATTTAAAAATAAAAATGATGAAGAATTTTATGTTATTAAGTATCTGTTTAAAGAAAAAACTAATTACTGCTATGATATTGAGTTTATTGAAACTAAGAATATTCAAATGGCTACTCTCAATCAAATTAGAAAAGGAACATGTATAGATATAGTTCAAAGAAAGAAAATGAAGAGAATTCAAACTGAACTAAAATTAAAAGAAAGAAATAGATTAGTGAAGCAACCTAAAAATCAAGTTCATATTCCTTCTAATATAAATCAAATAAATGTACTAAGTATAGATTTAGCTACTAGATCGGTAGGTATTGCTTATTCTTGTAAAGGTAAAATTGTAAGATGGAAAACTATAAAAGTTGATTTAGACGATTTTAGGGAAAGAGGATATTTGATTATTAACGAAATAGTAAAAGTATTGGAAACTTCAAAGAAGATAAAAGGTGCAGCAATAGATTTAGTTATTGTTGAAGACACATATTTAGGATTGAATTCTAGTATAATATCTATTTTATCTGAGATAAGAGGAATGCTTACATATAATCTAAAAAAATTAAAAATAGATTTACTATTGGTTCCAGCAGTGTTTTGGAAAAATAAATTTGATAATTTGCCACTTGAGAGAAAAGAACAAAAAGAATTTATGATGAATAAATTCAATGAATTCACAGGAAAAATAGCAGATAGTGATGATGTTGCAGATGCTTATATGATGTTAAAGGCTTGTTTAGGAGGAATTGATGTTGAATATAAAAATTAATAAAGATGGAGTATTTTTTGAACAAAATGGAGAAGTAGTCAGAATAGAAGATAAAACTGTTGATGAATTAACAAATAAATTAGTCAGTTATATTTGTTATAGAGATAATATAAATTTTAAAATTTATGGAAATATATTAGCTGTTTAGGAGGATAAAAAAATGAGTTTAGGAAAAAGAGTAAAAGAATACAGAGTAAATAATAATATAGATCAAAAAGAATTTGCTAAAAAAATTGATGTGACACAACCTTATTTATCACATTTAGAATCTGGAAAAGTTGAAGCTAGTGAAAGACTTAAAAATAGAATATTAAAAATTATTGAAAACGGGGCTCAAGAAACTATTGAAACTTCTGAAGTAGATAATGTTAAATCTCCAAAGCATTATATGCTTGGTGATTTAGGGATTGAAGTAAAAGATGTTATTTTTGAAGTTGTAAAAGACATGAAAGGAAAAGAAGCTGTTTGTGTTGGAAATATTATCAAATATGTAATGAGAGCTAGAAAGAAAAACGGAATAGAAGATTATAAGAAAGCTTATGAATATCTAGGATATTTGTTGGAGGAGCTATGCAAAAAATAAGAGTTACTCATAAAGATAGAGATATGCAAGGAATTACATTAATCTATCTTATAAACAAATATCTAAAAATTAACAGAGAACTTTGGGATAAAGAAAATATGGCTTTAAATAGATATTACAAAGCTATACTAACTAGGACTATAAAAGCTTCTGATAAAATCATTGATAAATTTAAGAATCAGATTAATTACAAAGTTGAAAAAGATGTTATCAAAATCTTAGGTGAAGTATTTACTGAATGTGAGCACAAAGAAACAGGAGATAATTTAGAACTTCTTAGAACTATGTTTCTTGTAATTATGATGTTTGGAACTATCAATTCACATAAAAGAAACATGATAGGAGTAGTTCTGAAATCTATGATAACTGATGTAGTTAATACATTTGAAGATTTTAAGACTATGTGGCTTAGAGAAATTGATGATAGTGTTGTGAGACTGGAGGAAGCTGGTGTATGCTGATGACAAAGAATTGTTTGATGCTTTAGTTTTAGCTATTATTTCAAGGAGGGCGCCAATGAGAAAATTTAAAGGAATATATTTTTATATAAACAATTCAAGAGTTGAGAAAACTCAGGACTATGGAAATGATTTGGATAATGAAAGATATGATTTAGGGAATTATTTTTTATTTTCAGATGAAGCTAAGCAAGTTTTAGAATCTAAAGAATACAAAGATTTTTGGGCTAAAGTGAGAGAGAATAAAATCGAAAATAATAAACATTCAAAAAATGGCTGTAGACATGAAAAAGCAACTTTGGCAGGAACAATTTATCCGTTTACTTCAAAAAAAGAAGATGAACTTAAAGTTATATGTGCTGATTGTGGAGTAGTATTAGATGATGACCCAAGAAAATATATGATTGAAAAAGGATTGTGGAAAATAAAATGAAAATAAAACAAATAAATTGTAGTCACAAAAATACTAAGTGGATAAGAGAAAAATTAACTTTTAATTTTTTGAATGGGGATAGAGTTTATTTAGTATGCAAAGATTGTTACAAAATATTAGCATTTTCAATTACAAAAAATAGCAAAATAGGAGACTAAGATGATATTAAAAAAAATAATAATGCTTTTATTGTTAATTCCTATTGCGGCGTTAGTAGTAACAGGAATTACAATAATATGGGCTATAATCGTACAATGGTTTTTTAATAAATGGGATTAGGAGGGGAAAATGTGGAAGTGTAAAAAGTGTGGTTGTTTAAATTTTAGAATGGGAATTGGTGGATATGTAGATGTAGATTTTAACAAAATTGGAATGGAAGAAATTTATGAAACTACTTTAGAAATAATAAATAAAGAATGTGTAGAGTGTTGCAGATGTGAAAATAATGGAAATTATATACAAGACATAGCTGATTGGGTGGAAGAATAAATGGAAATAATGCATGGAGATGTAAGAGAAGAAATAAAAAAAATAAAATCTAATTCTATAGATTGTATAGTCACTTCTCCTCCATATTGGAGATTAAGAGATTATGGTGATAATAGACAATTAGGTTTAGAAGAAACACCTGCAGAATTCATTCAAAATCTTTGTAATATTTTTGATGAATGTCATAGAGTTCTCAAAGATACAGGAACCTTATTTGTAAATTTAGGAGATAGCTATAGTCATAGTAATAGCGTTAGTACATTAGGAAGAAGAGGTTTTTATAAGGATGTTAAAGATAAAAATTTAAAGAAAACAAAATGCATGGCCAAAAAGAAAAGTCTTGTTGGAATACCAGCAATGTTTATGTTAGAAATGATTAATAGAGGTTGGATTCTCAGAAATAAAATTATCTGGCAAAAAAAACAAATGTAATGCCAGAGAGTGTAAAAGATAGATTTACCAATGACTATGAGGAAGTATTCTTTTTTACAAAAAAAGAAAAATATTATTTTAATAAACTGTATGAACCTTATGCAGATAAAACTTTAAACTCTTTTAAAGATGGAAAAATACCTAACTCCCATAAATATTTGGAAGCAGGTAAAAGTAAATGTGGAATGAGAGAAGGTAAAGAATGGATAAATATTGTAAGTGAAAAAGGTAGAAATATGAGGACAGTTTGGAGTATTGGAACTGTTGGGATAAAAGAAGCTCATTTTTCAACTTTTCCAAAAGAACTTGCTAAAAGATGTATATCTGCAGGTTGTCCATGTAATGGAATTGTATTAGATATATTTCTAGGAAGTGGGACTACTTTAATTGTTGCTAAAGAATTAGGAATGTATGGAATAGGAATTGAGTTGATAGAAAAAAATATAGATATTATTAAGAAAAGATTAAATGAGGAAGTGAGATAATGGAATTT